TTACTTATAGCGTCGCCTCGCTCAACATCCAGCTAGCCCATGAAAGAACCTACCGCGCGATCTTCGGAAGCCAGCTACAATTGATGGCGCTAATGAATGTCGACATAGGCGTTCCGCCTGATGTCGCAAAAAGCGTCTACCATACAGCCAAGACGGCCTATCCGGACTTCTACCGCTCCTATACCTTTGAACAGTGGATCAGGTTCTTGCAAGGCACTGGATTGATCACCATCGTGCCAAACGGAAATTACGTGCTGACAGCGTACGGGCGCGGACTGCTTAAATACATTTTGGACCAGCATCTTCCGACCAACAAACCATGGTGACATTTCCACGAAAACGATGTCATCGACCGCGCGGCATAGGCACACGGAGGGGACACCACATTGGCATTACACGTTGAGCGCGGACTGTTTCGGCTGTGGTTGGTCCTGTCGGTGCTGTGGATCGGCGGGGTGGGCGTGGTGACGTGGCCAGCATTTGATCCGGCAAAACTTTGGGAGCATCCATACACGGGGTACTTTGACCCGGAGGCATATCTAGAGGACCGCCCACAGCCCGAAGGCTGGTATGCAGTGCAGGCAGCCGTTTTATCGTTCGCGCCGCCAGTCTTTGTGTTGGCGCTCGGATCGGCGTTGATGTGGGTGGTTAGAGGATTTCGCTGAAGCGCGGGGCTGGCATTGCGAGTTACTCGTGGACTGTTCAGGCTGTGGATCGTCCTATCCATCATTTGGATAGGCTTTACGGTCACCAAGACATGGTTCGATATTGCTCACCCAACAACGTTGACCGATACGGAAGTTGGCCTTTCTCCGGGGATGTTTGACGATCTTATAATCGCCGGGAGAACTAATAATGCAATCAAGTTTGGCGCTGCGCTCGCGCTTATTCCACCCGCTCTCGTGCTAGCGATTGGGTCGGCGTTGGCGTGGGCGTTCAGAGGCTTTCGGTGACGGACGACCCGCTGGCGCACGATCTTCGCGTCTCTGCGGGCGGGGCGGGGGGCTTCCAACGATTAGCGGCGACCGAGCACGGACCGCGGCGGCCCCGTTCTTTGCTAAAACCTGCCCGAAAATAAATGCGGGCAAATTGACAAAAGAGCGCGTCGGCGCGAGGCTTTGCCCGCTTAAAAACCACGCCAGCAAAGTCGTCCAAAATGCCCGCGACCGACGACGACCCCATTGCATCCTGGCAGGAACGCGTCGGCACTTTGCGCAAGCGCGGACGCGTGAGCGCCGCTGCGTTGACGGTCGTCCCGGCGGGCGAGGACGTCGACGTTCGCCGTGGCCGTCCGTCGGCACCGGCGCGGCTATCCGAGCAGGAGCGCGAGCTCTGGGAGAAGCTCATCTTCAGCCGCCGTCCGGGCTGGTTCTCGGGGGCCGAGGAGATTTTGGAGTCCTACGTCGTGATGCTCGTGCAGGTGCAGCAGATCGAGGTCGCGCTGCGCAAGACGAAAGCGGGGATGAGCGAGCGCTATCAACAACTGGGACGTACGCATCGACAACTGGTGCAGCTGGCAGCCATGTTGGCGACGAGGTTGAGGTTGACGCCGCATTCGAAACTGCACAAGAGCCAGCCGACGGACGGTGATCTGCCGGTGACCTGACCGAAGAACACAGTGTGCCGAAACCGAACGCGTTTGGTTTACCGCATACCGAGATCGATCGGATTGGAATACGGGGAGGATACGCGCATACCGCCGCTTAGCTTCACCGACGAGGAACTGAATTCGCTCACCACGCTGGCGTCGGCCTTGCCGCCCGGCGGCGCGCGATGGCTTTCTGCAGATGGTCGCTCGGGATGGTCGCAGCAGATTGTTTCCAGTTAGCTCCTTGGTTGCGGTACAACAATCGAGAGAGTGCGGACATTTTTTTGGAACGCCGATTAGCGGGTGTTAATAGTGTCGCGAGCCGTGACATTCGCTCTGATCTTGGCGTTCGCTTTTGTTGTCTTATTTATCGGTGTTTTTGTATTTCATCCCGTCTATGTAACCGTATGCGAGTTCAGCGAACACGGCACATCCAAGAATTGCGAGCAATACCATGTACTGCTCGCCGTGCTGCTGAAAGTTGGTCAAGTCCTCTCCCTCGCGGAAACTTGGACGGCGCTCGCCACCATTGCTATTGCTGGTTTCACTTACGCGCTGAAGCGCTCGACTGATCGGCTCTGGGATGCTAACGAGCGTCAAATAAGGTTGGCTCGTGACGAATTTATCTCCACTAACCGGCCAAAACTGATCGTTCGGCAGTTTATTCTTCAACCGCCCGTCGTAAATGATGTGCTTAAAGTGGATTTCTCGATGTTCAATGTCGGTAATACAGAGGCTACAGTCAGAGGGATCGCCGCCGAGGTGGCCCTTTGGAACGGCAGGTTCTGGGAACCCCCAGGTATCGATCCAAATGTAAAGCCATTCGGACCAAGAGCTATTCGTAACGGCGAGCGCATTTCGGTGACAATCATGTCGCGGTTCAATCTCACCGCTACTCAATTGACTGCCATTCAGCAAGCGACGTTCATAATCTGCGCGGTTGGAGAGTTCACGTATACGGATGCCTTGGGCACCGAACGCCGCACTGGTTTTCGGCGCAATCATCAGGTCACCACTGACATGTTCACTGCCTCCACAAATCCAGATCAGGAATACGAACACTAGGATCGTAGGCATCCTGTACCGGTCTCGTGCACCGGCTTGCGACGGAGGCTCAACGCGATTTCCTGAGGGTCGCCGTCGGCGTCAGGGGAAAATATAGCCGCCCATCCTACCTCCGGGGCGAGCGGCGGTGACGCAGGAGCCGGACATGCTAGCCGACGAGGAGCAGCAGACCCTTGGCGAAGAGATTATTGCTTGGATCGAATCGGAATGCCGCGTTCCCGAAGGTGCGCTGCTCGGTCAACTGATTCAATTGATGCCGTGGCAACGCGACGCGATCTTGAAGACTTACGACAATCCGCACGGGACGCGGCGGTGCATCATCTCGGTCGGCAGAAAATTCGGAAAGACTACGTATGCGGCCTGTCTGCTGCTCGCCCACCTCGCCGGTCCGGCGGCGGTCCCGAATAGCCAGCTATATTCGACCGCGCAGTCGCGTGATCAAGCTGCATTGTTGCACCAGCTCGCCAGCAAAATTATCAGACTGTCGCCGCGCTTGAGCGACGCGATCATTTGCAAGGACGGCGTGAAGCAATTGCATTATCCGGCCCTGGGGACGGTTTATCGCGCGCTGTCGGCGGACGCCGCGACCAATTACGGCCTGTCCCCGGTGCTGATCATTCACGATGAGTTGGGGCAAGTTCGCGGTGCGAGGTCGCCACTGTTCGAGGCGCTAGAAACCTCAGTTGCTGGGCAGCTCGCGCCGCTGTCGATCATCATTTCGACCCAAGCACCGACCGACGCAGACTTGCTGAGCATCTTGCTCGACGATGCGCTCGCCGGTCACGATGCGCGCGTGGTCTGCTGTCTGTATTCAGCGCCACCGGACGCCGACCCGTTCGACATTGCAACGATCAAGCAGGCGAATCCGGCGCTCGGTATTTATCAAAATCCGCAGGAGGTCATGAGCATGGCAGAAGATGCAAAGCGCATGCCCTCACGTGAGGCGGCCTACCGCAACCTGATCTTGAACCAGCGCGTCGAGGCAAGCGCGCCGTTCGTGACGCCGCAGCAATGGAAAGCCTGCAACGCCGAGCCGCTCGACCTGCGCGGACGCGATGTATTCGGCGGGCTCGATTTGAGCGAGACGAAGGATTTGACGGCGCTCGTTTTGGTCGGCTGCGACATCAGCGACGGCTGCTGGAGCGTGCAATGCACGTTCTGGCTACCGCATGAAGGTCTGAGCGACCGGTCGCGGAGCGATAGAATTCCTTATGATCTCTGGCAGCAGAAGGGATTTTTGCAGACGACGCCGGGACCGGTGGTGAGCTACGATTTTGTCGCGCGTCACCTCAAGCAGGTGTTCGATCAGCACCGCGTCGTGCGGCTTGCATTCGATAGATGGAATATGGAACACCTCAAACCATGGCTGTTGAATGCCGGGTTCACCGAGCAGACGATCAAGGACAAATTCATTGGCTTCGGCCAAGGCTACAAATCCATGTCACCGGCGCTGCGTGATCTGGAAAGCGTCATTTTGGAACGGAAGCTAAAACACGGGGGTCACCCCGTATTGCAGATGTGCGCGAGCAATGCCGTCATCGCGCGCGATCCCGCTGGCAACCGGAAGCTCGACAAGAAACGCTCCACCGGGCGGATCGACGGCATGATCGCGCTGGTGATGGCGTTTGGCGTCGCGCCGCTGAAGACGCCAGCGTTCGACGTCGAGGCGCTGATCGCTTAAGTTAGGATGGTTTGTACTCAATTTGGAACTTAGCGATTATTAGCGCGATCTGGTAGGCTTGTCGCACTTGGCGGCTGATGTGTACGGCCTCGCGAAAAGGAGCGTGATCATGCGCTGCACACCCATTGTTACAGGACTTGTCCTTTCTTTTGCTACGGTCTCGACTCAAGCTCAGGTCAGCATCGATGTCTCA